GCGAGGTCGTTGCAGTTTTATTATCATCAGGCATATATTATCTTTCGTTAGTTGTTAAAATCTAGGGCTATCTACTCGCCATTATCCATCTCTACGTTCTGCTTAGGCTCCCAGCCTAGCGGTTTGCCCGTCTTTTGGGATACGCTGCTCATTGCAGACATCGTAGCCAGCGCGGCGGTCGGAGAAAGTTTAACAGTTGTCTGCACTTTATCTTCTCCAGAACCCCTCAGCCAAGTCAGCACCCATTCGCCGCTTTCAAGGAGAAACGCGCAACATTCTCTGTTGCCGTTGTCGTCCCACTTCCTTGCGGAGCTTTCTAAAACTTCGGGAGCAGAACCAGCCAATTCGGACAAATCCGAGGTTGCTACATTTTTGTTATTTTTCCGTGATTTCATTACATTTTTGTTAACACCATGTTGGCCCAAGGTCAATGTCAGCCACTACTGGAACTTTTAGTTGTATCGCGTTTTCCATGATTTCTTTTAGTAAAAAGCTGTCTTTTTCTGAATCAACCATAGCGTTAATCTCATCGTGAACTGGGAGACGCATGTCAAATCCAGCCTCATAAGCATCTACCATAGCTTTTTTTGCTTGGTCGGCTGCGCTGCCCTGAATAAGTCTATTTAGAGCTTTGCTGGTATAGGCTCTTTGTAGCGGTTTGTTTGGGTATTTTCCTTTAGCTGGTCCGTATCCTTTTACTGCTGGGTCTTCAAAGCTTGGTGTCCAGAAGTCAAAACGAGCTTTTCGGCCGAGTATAGTTTTGATGTAGCCACGAGTGCTTGCGACATTCATTGCATTGTCAAACAGCACTTTTAAGAAAGGAGCTTCGCTGTTGAACTTGAGCATTGTTTCTTTGCACACTTCCTCAGACACACCTAAAGTGGACGCCATTTTTTTCATACCCATTCCGTAACTGATACCTAAGCATAGCATTTTACATGTGTCGTAAGGCAAGCCTGTTGTTTTCTCAAAGAATGTGTACAGTTTTTCACCTTTTTTAAATGCTTCTAGGGCGTCAGTTGCTTTTGGAAGTGGTTTACCGAATTCGCCTATAAGAGCGTAATGAACTTGTAGTCTGGGCTCTTGTGAACTGTAATCTGCTTTGCACCAGAGTTTGTCAGTTTCGGCAATATATAGCGACCTGATTGCTTTTCCAATATCACTTCGCTTAGGGACTTGTTGCATGTTTGGGTTGGCTGAAGATAGCCGCCCTGAACGAGTCCCACCAGAGTCCGATGCAACTTGTTTGAAGTCTGCGTGTATTCTTCCTTTATAACTTTGGTTGAGAATGATATCTTCAACAAAGACTTTTCTGAGTCTGTTAATGCTTCGTGCTTCATGAATTAGTTTTACTTCGGGGTGTTCACAATTTGTTAAGAAGTCTTTAGATACGGAAGGATTTCCTTTTTCTGTTTTTGGTACAATAAGCCCTAGTCCTTCTACATGTTTTGCTAACTGGGCGGGCGACCATATATCTAACTTTGAGAAGTGTTTCTTTAAGCTGTCTTCTTTTGCTTTTAGCTGGTCGTTTAGTTTTTCTGCTTGATCGAGATTTACGGGTACACCTTTTAGAGTCATGTGCATTAGAACAGGTGTGAGCTTACACTCCAGCTCCCATACATTCCACAAACCTTGCTCAATTAGTACTGGCTTCTGGTGTTGATACACGTCCCAAGTGTTTCGTGCATCCATCTCAGCATATTCACCTACGAAGCGGGCTGGTAGTTTCCACATACCGCCTTTGGGGTCTACTCCGTAAGCTTCTGCAGCTTTGTTTAGGTTTTCTTCAAACTTAGTGCGTTTGAGGTATTTCTTAGACAAGTTATTTAGGCTGTAAGAAAACTGTTCTTCGTCGATCAAAGCTTCTGCAATCTGCACGTCTCTTACTGGGCAAGTAATTTTTATACCCATGACAGAAAGCCAGCCCAAATCATAGGCTGCGTTAGCAAAAAGTATTTCTTTGCTTTTTGAAATTACATTTTGAACGTAATTGCAAATTAGATTCTTGTCTAGGTTGTCGCCGCCTTGGTGGTCTATCGGCAAATAAACTTCTTGATGTTCGTCTGCTATTGCAAATCCAACCACTTTGCCTTGTCCTCGTTTATACGATGGTCCGTACTTTTTTAAGTCAGGGTCATAAGTTTCTAGGTCGATTGCAATTACATCGCCAAAGCTTGGTAACTGAGCTGGTGGCCGCCAACTACATTTTGGTTGCATTACAGGGGGAAGATCGTGAGCTGGTTTTTCACTGCGAGGTATATCAAAGAGATCTTGTTGCATTATCGTATAGTTGGTTTTTAACTTTGTTCCAGTGTCTTATTGTTGTTGGTTTTTTCCACCCGTTTGGTCCACCGTTGTGTATTCTTACAATGTCTTCAATTGTGGGTTCTCTACCTAACCGTTTGTGAGTCGCATAATGATCTGTGTATATCATAAACATCTCAATTGATTTATCCCTACAAAACGCATCTTCGTGTATGTACTCTTTACGTCCTAGTATGCGGTTAACGTCGTCTACATAGGTTTTGTGTATTTGTAGACAGCCGTAAGCTTTCCCTTTATCTCCAACAGCCAAGTCGTTGTTATTACTTTCGACTTGGATTAGAGCGATAATCAGGGACATTATGGTCATTGTTTGCATTTTTCGTTAATTACTCTGTTAACTGCGAGCCAAGGTTTTTGTCGCATTTCTAGGTTAATTTCGGATTCACTTTTGACACGAAGAAGTCCATTATCAAAGCCCCATTTTACTGCTTTTCTGTATTCACTGTAAGTGTCTTGCTTTAAGAGTCGCTCTATTCCTCTTTGAACGATGTCTAGTGTTTCAACAAAAGAGTTGGTCTCTCCTGATGCTGTTAGTTCTGGTGTTGGGTTGACGTATGTTGGTGTTTCCATATATTTGTTTTTATTGGTTGTTAGTAAATTGGCTGATTAGCTACTTCCATAACTAATCAGTTATCTAGGATGGACGGTTGCTGCATACTCCATTGGGTGATTCAAGTGTCGCCTAGTCTGTGCAGTTTTTCAGCTGATGCACAGAGTTTCAGGTTTTGAGTGGGGTCTGCTTGTCGTTGTCAAACTCGACCTAAGTCTCGATGACGTTTTAAGCTCTCCGCTTTCAAAGTTATACGTTGATGTAGTTGATAAAATCAACAAATCCATTTTTGTCTAAAGTAAATGTTATTTCGTTATCACAAACAACGCCTTCTTCTGTGATAGAATTCGTGTCAAACTTGAGCATTACAAATCTCTTGGTCTTCGGATAGGCTGCGAGTGTGATGCAGATGTTGTTTGATTTTTTAAGAACAGTGTTTGCTTTAATTTGGAAGGCAGCTTGTTCTGGGCGTATTTTCCTAGTTTCAAACTTACTCTCGATAAAAAGAACTTTGTCTTGAAGTATAACCAGAATATCTGGAACACCATTAGATGTAGTATTTTCGATGCGTTGTACAAGCACTTTGTTACTAAAGACATCAGAAAACATCCTCCTTATCCATTGATTGAATTTCTGTTCCGTCTGCATCATATCCACAATATTTGTATTGCTGGAGCAGAAATTTAAGGTCTTCGATGGTGCTGTCAAGTCCATTTGATGAAGAGAATTCTCGTAAAAACTCTTTAGTGAGTTCCATAGCTTTTTTACCTTTTTTTGTTTTAAGGAATTTTTTGTGCTCATACATGTCGAAAAGGTCTTTTGCGAGTTCTTCTGGTTCTTTTGTTGAATTATATAGTTGGTAGCTGCTTGTATGATCGTTGATGTGATCATAATAGTTATTAAGCATTGTTTCATATTCGTGATCTTCGAAAACTAAGTTGATAAGTTCTTCTGCTTCATCTAAATCCAAAACTTCTTCTTTTTTTTTAAACGACATATCTTCTTCGTCATTCAAATAAGAGTATGGTTTGTTATATGAAAAACCTAATTGACCCTGATATCTTTGCGAGTTTAGCAGGGTTTGTTGTTTTTCTACATTGTCCATTTGGAAGATTGTGTTTTTATAGTCTTCTGGTAAAGTGACAATGTCTTTTTTGTGAAGGTATGTTCGAATATCTAGCTTAACATCGTTTGGAATGTTTGCTGTCTTTTTGAACGGATCTTCTGCCATTTCAATGTAGGTTTCGGCTGGAATTTCTGCATGACAGCCACCGATAGTGATACGACAGTGTAGATCGAAATCGTTAGCTTTGTTCATGTTGCCAACTGTGAAGTGAATGCCTTCTCGGTTTACTTCGTCAGCTTCGTCAGTCCCTGATTGAAACGCAGATGTACTACAGTGATGATGAACAGTGCCGAACATGGTGTCTGGGTAGTTTTTACGCTGTAATTGATACTCTGGGTTATCTGGGTTTGATCGGACGGTCATACCGCTCGTTGTTTGCGGTGGAATCCACCAAGACCAAGGATTGTTGGATTTTTCGTCATAAAACAAATAAACAAGTGTTTCTGACTTAAACTTTTCGTATGACTGCTTCATAAAGCTTAAGATTTCTTTCCACACTCTACGTGGAATCTTTTTGCCCTTGAATACAGGGATTAACTCATCAGACGAACGTGCTTCTAGCTCTTGGTATGTAGTAAAAAGATGGTTGTCTATTTCGTTATACAACTTATTGCCGTGAATTATAGTGCTCATACTGCTTTTTTCTCCATTTTGGTTAGGTCATCAATTGTAATTGTTTGCATACGGGAAAACGTGCTTTGAAACTCAATGGGCATGTATCGAAGCATTTCCATGTCTACAGGTATGCCGTGCCAAGACCAAAGCAGGTAATTTGCAAAGCTTGCAGCTACTTGGTTTGCAATAGCAAGCTGAGGATCTGATTCAAGCGCATCACCTTGACAGCTGATTGGGCTGCCTGATTTGTCTATTGCAATCTCAGGATAACGAGCAATTGGGTCAATCATTGGGTATGCGTGCTCTAGCTCGGGTGAGTAATAGAACGCCTGACTGGTGTGATATTCGTTAGCACACACAACAACGGGTTTGTTGTACAGCTTAGCTGCTTCAAGGACTGCTTTTCTGGCTGGGTGGTTGTCTACTGCGCAGATGTAAACGTCAGCATTGGCGAACACAAGCTTGTATTCTGTGTTAAGCATGTCTTCGCTGAAGTATTCTCGGATAGCGAGACCTTCGTCTTTGCGAAAGTTATACTGTTTGAGAAGAGCCACTGCTTTGTATTGGCCGACAGCGTTATTGCGGAACAGCTGTCGATCCAAGTTGTGCGTTTCTAGTATGTCTCCATCAACGATTGTTGCTGTGAGATTGAAGCTGTTTTTAAGAGCAGGTAGCATGTAACTGGTTACGCCGCCTGCGCCAATGATTACTGCATTTAGTGTTGGTTTCATAGTCTTCTTAGTTTGTGGTACAGAGATTGTCCGAGTTTTTCTTTTGGTTTGTGGTATGACTTTATATATCGAAGGATTGCACCTCGTTTGCGGCCACAATCTTCGTATTCTTTTGCTAGTATGCGAAAAAGCACACGAACTTCATCTACACTTAGTCCATGTTCGATGGCCTGTGTGTCGTCTTCGTATGTTTTTTGTCTTTGATTGGATGCGCTTATGTTGTTTTCTTCACTCATTGATGTATTACCAAGAGGTGGAGTTCTGTGGTAGGTGGGCGCAACTACATGCAATCGACTTAGTGCTTCGGTTATTGTTGATTCAGCCATGATGTAAACTCCATAATTGATTCGTTGTTAATTTGTTGAAAGAAACCTTTGTCAGCGTTTGTTACACCATTTTCTAAAGTTCTTACAGAACTACCGTCTCTGTTGAACTTTAAGTAATTTCTTTCGTTATCTAGTTCTCGAAGATCGTTGTTGCACACGCTAGTGTTTAGGTGCTTGATTTGCTTTTTGATTAAAGCTATCAGGTCTCGGTTGTCTATGTCGTCAAACTGCTCTACACTGAATGGGAAATCTTCACCAGCGCAGATGTCGCCTCGAGTGAACACATTTGGAAGATTTGGCGCATACGATTGTTTACTGATTGGATCATAAACAAAGGCGTAAGGTACTGTTGATCTTTCTGGGCACCCGTTTTTGCCTTTTCTAAAGCTCAACATAAAGAAAAGCCTTAGACCGCTTACAGACGGAGTCCAGCGTGGTGGAATGTTTAGTTCTTCTCGAAACACAATATCATGTCTTATTGTGTTAAGAGTTGTTCGGTCCCTATAGATTGTTAGGCCATAAGGTGTATCTTCTTCTTCGTTTTCTGGTTTAACTCGACTAAGACCAGCGCCTGTGAAATAGAAGTTTCGTGCCTCTACGAAGCATTGATGAAGTGCGGGCTGTCCTGATGCTACAATGTTGTTTGCCAAGTACATTTCATACTCGTCAGCTTCGTGATCAAAAAGTCCAAACACATAGGGAAACAAGCTTATGTTGAACATAGGCTTGGCTTTGATAGCGGATAATGCCGCATCTTGGTTGATTAGTATTGTCTCTACTGTTGTGCGGCGATAGAAGTTGCCGTCGGAACGTAAGACGAATTCTTGATTTAGTTCTTGGCTCATGGTTCTTGGTTTTTGGTTTGTAAAAGCCTGCCGCCTTGCAAGAAGACGGCAGGCACACACATTAATCACTTACTTTTTGTATTACTAACACAAAAGATAAGATCAGTGGATGGTGTATCCTTTTTCTCTTGGGGCTGATCTCCTCCCTCACGCTATTGCGATCTTACTATAAAGTCCAAGCAGTTTAGTGTCATGCTTAGGACGTTGAGCTAAGCCTTGCTGGAAGCTTGTTGCTCCAAGGTAATTGTGGAGAACCCGTTCAACAGGTCGCTCCCAGACAGGGTCTCACCGCTAGAAACAGCGGATACGGACTCTGGTGCAGACAAGGCTGCAAGGATAGAACGGTCGTTGAGGATATCAGCGACAGTTGCGTCATATGGAAAGCTACGAGTTACTGTGTTAGTAAGACCGTAGCGGATTGTTACTGTAGTTTCAGCCATGTTATTATTGGTTATTGGTTATTGGTTATTGGTTATTGTTGTATTTCGGACTCATTCAAGCCCAAAAGCATCTATTTTTTCTTGACAAGTATAGCTTTCAGCTGCATGTTCGTGTTACAGCATTATTACTTATGTTGTCTGTTATTGTTCATTGTTTATTGGTTGAGCAGCCTGTCTTTTTGGCAGGCTGCTCTTTCAAATTGGGTAGCCCTTGATTGCAAAGAACAACCAAGGGCTACTTTTCTACTAATAGTTCTGATGTCGTCTCCGATTATCACTGTCTCTTAAAACTCTGAACGTATATCTAGTGAGGGCACACTTTACTACATCAAGAGCGAGAGGGACGATAACCCTCAGAACTGTTTGTGTTATCTTCTTGCTTACCATAAGTGACTGTATCAGTCAGCATTGTTGGTGGGTTTACAATTACCTGTAGCAAGCAAGTCAGGATTGTAAACCAAAGACCTGTAAAGAACGCGGTGATCATGCCGCTAAACGTGCCTACGAAGAGGACAGGTATGCCGAACGTCACAATCACGTCTAACATCTTCCTTATTTTTAGTGTGCGTCGTAGACCTATGGTGCGTGTAAGCACTAGAAGTAGACCTAGTGCTGAAATGAACGAGAATAATATGATTTCCATGTGATTATGTTATGTTTGGTGTTGTGGTGTTGCCGTTGATTGCGTCTGAAATAAAGCGCAACCACCTACAAAATGAGTGTGTATAGTAATGACCTATTACAATTGTTTGTTTGTTTTGCTTTTTGTTGTCGACGGTGTGTATGCAAACGCAACCTAAGTCTTTAGTTAGTGTGAAGTCGTAAATACCCATTTTGTTTGCGTATCTTGTGATTTCTTTAGATGATTGCGGAAATTTCATTTCTTTCTAGTCAGTGATGTTTTGCTTGATGCGGTTGGCAACAAGGCGTTTGCGACGGACGGGATCTGTGCGTTTCATCCATGATCCAAGCTCAATATCTATCTTGTTATCTGAATCTAGGTAGCTCATACGAAGGCGACGTGCTGTGTCTTTGTCGTAGTAGTTGGGTTCGGGTAGGCTGTTTGTGTAAAGTCCGTTGAGAACACCTCCTGATCCGCGTTTACGATCTACTTGGTTGGAGCGCATTTTGTCATCCCATTCGTCACTACGTGGTGGCGTTCCAATGAAGCGGGCGTCGTCGGGATCACATTCTGCGTCTTGGTAGAATGATTCTGCGTATTCCTTGGACATTGCTTGTTGATCGGCTGCGTCAAGGGACTCGTGTTCCATGAATGTGATGTTGTTGCGTTCGTGAGACTCTCCGTAAGCTGTGTATGTTGTAATATCGCAGCTGGTGTAGCGGATATACTTGTCGACTATTTCGCTAGCGTTGTCTGCTAGCCATTGGTCGGATGCGTGCTTGAGGAACTCTGCTAGTCGTGGTGATGATCCAGCTATTTGACTGTGCAAACGATCACGTATAGTTTGACGTAGTCTGGTATTTGTTGAGTTGCCTGTGAATACTTCTTTGATAGCTGCAATTGCGTCTGTTTTTGCTGCTTGTTCCATTGCTTGGACACAACTGCAGTCACCTGTATGTCGGTCATCTTGTGGGCTAGAGTGCTCTACGTAGTGGTCGTTGTACTCTGCCATCCACTGGTCTACGATGATGGATACCATGATTTCGTCTGTGTCGCGTGGTACTGTGAGACCTTTGTTGATGTATTTGCCACGAGTACGGATTTTGTAAGCGTGTAGCTTAGCTGCTTGGAACAGAGAACGCCATGCTGCTTTGTTTTCGTCAGAATAGCGTTCTGTGGAGTTGATGTCTGTGATGATGTTATGTATGTCTGTGTTCATGTGTATGTGTTGGTTTTGTGACATATTAGTCAAACTACTATCTCTATTGTTTTTTATTGGTATATGTTTTGGTCGTTGGTGTCTATTCGTTGAACACCAGAAAGCAAGGGGACTCTTCAGCCCCCTTGCTGTTGAGGTTAGCAAGTTACGAGGAAGGTGTCCTTCCAACCGTTTGCCCAGACCACTTCGTCAATTGTGACGGCAGTGCCACGTTTGAGAGCTGTGTCGAACCAGACCTTAAAGTAATCCCCGTCCGTTGTGCGAACGGTGATTGGGTACTCGCTCTCAGCAGATTGAGGGCCTACGGCAATGACTTCACCTTGATAGTGGGTTACTGTTGTATCGGATGTTTTGTTATTACTCATTGTTTTTATGGGTTGTGGAGCGGAATTGCTCGTCCCGAAGGGATCTGTCAAGGTGGAGATTTGGGGCGCATTACAATTGTCGTAGCCGAAATTCGGCTCGATGAGACGATCTTACAAATACTCTACGATGAACGATTGACGACATGCACCACATACAAGACGGCATCGCCCCAAATACTACCTTGACAGAGCCCTTAGAGCAATTCCGATCCACAACCCATAAAAACATTGTGAGGAGGAATAACACAACAGCAGAGACAACAGTGACGTGGATCCACTAACAAGGGGGAGTCAGGGACGTAGGTGCTCAAGCTGATGCGAAGAGCGAGTGCCCAAGCGCCGTTCGTGCGACGGACGGGGTTCATTACTTAGGTCTGGGGCGGCGCGGCACTCAAATGTGGGACTGACGGTGCGAGTGTCGTATGGGTTGGAGCTAAGGGGTGGATGGGCGCAAGCCTCGTTTCTACTTGCTTAGCTCAACAGTGAGGGGGTGATAGGAAGAGTCCCCTTGCTGTAGGGTGTGGTTGTTGGTTTTGGTTGTTTAAGTGCTTGTGGATGAGAGTGTTGTGGTTGTGGGGTTCGAGATAGGGTGCTTTTGAGGGCGTGTTGTGTGATTTGGTTGGACGAAGCGGAGACAACGTCCTGAGCATCAACGAGTTACCGCGTCACTTGCGGCTGGGTTGATGGTCGTGGGGTTTGAAGGGTCATGGAGATTAGTTTGAACGATCAAAGTTCGGGGGTTGATAGTTGTAGTTCAGAGGTTCTTGGACCTTGGACTAGTGCTCAAGGGTTCACTGTTCGGGGGAACTTGGAGCATGGAGCGGGACTGATGAACAACGCGACACGGACAAAGCACCCCCCCCACTGGGGGAAATTACGAAACGGACGACAAAGGGGTCCCTACCGTCAAATCCAATTTTCAATTTTTGGGAATTTCGGTGTTTTAGTGTACAAGTGTTCAGCAGAATAGGCAATTATTGTGAATCTGTCACACTTATCACACTTGCATCACACTTTTTCGAGACAAGTGTGACTTATTAACCAGTACCTTTATCAACGACTTACGTAATTCATCACACAAATCACACTTTTTTTGACCCCCTACCGTTTACCTGTTGTACCCCCCCAAAAAAAGTGTGATTTGTGTGACAGATTCTCTAAGTCCTTAATAATCATATAATATACTTAATCACACCCCCCCAAAAAAAGTGTGATACAAGTGTGATAAGTGTGACAGACTTGACAATATGTTCACCACCTGTTTTACATCATAAGGTGCCAACCAAGAAACCAGATGGAAGAACCTACGCTGCTGGTAAGAAACCCAAGCAGGTAGTTAAACAACAAAATGCTAAACGGACTAGGTGTCATCGTAAACGTATGAAAGCAGAAGAAGACATGAAGGTCGCCAAGAAAGAACTTGCTGTGGTAGAGAAGGATCTCTCGATCAAGCAGCAATTTCTGGACATGATGAGCAAAGCCCCCACCCCAGCAGAACAACGCAAGGCATTACTTGCCATGTTTGCCGAGAAGGGTATCAACCCAATTGAAGAGCTACTGGGCTACACTTCAAATGAGGACGTCCCCCTAAAGGAGAGAATTGCGATCTGGAAAGAACTAGCAAGCTACACCCAGCCAAAGCTTAAGAGCGTAGACGTCCAGCAGAACATTACAGGGGAGATGAAGATAATGACTGTGGACTACAGTAAAGTGTCCAAAGCTGACATGGCGACAGCAGTTGACGCAGAAATAATTGACAACGAGGACGGATACGACGAGTTTTTGAGTGAAGAAGAAAAAAATGAGTCTTGAATCAATCGAACAGGCGGTGGCCATTCTCGGAGAGCATTTCCGAAACTACGTTGTAATTGCAAGCGACGAGGACAAACCACTGGCCTATGACATAAGGTTCAGCGACCCATACGCAGCATCGGGTCTTCTTAGCGCAGCATCCAAGTACCATGAAAACTACATCGGCGACGGTGGAGTGGAAGAAGACTGGGAGTGGGCTGAGTGCGACGACGATGACGATATTTTTGACGACCTAGATGAATATTAGTGTCCCAGCGCAGGGATGGGAGCCGAGACCTTATCAGCTCCCATTGCTCAAGTACATGACTCAGAAAAAGCGAAGCCTTCGGGCAGTGGTCGCTTGGCACCGTCGTGCAGGTAAGGATTTGACTTGCGTCAACATTGTTGCGATCAAGGCGCTACAGCGTGTGGGCACTTACTGGTATGTGTTGCCCTACGGTAATCAGGCACGCCGAATTGTTTGGAACGGCATGACTGGCGAGGGCAAGAAGTTTATCGACTACTTCCCGAGGGAACTGGTCGAGAAGAAGAGTGAGCAGGAGATGCGAATCCACCTGAAGAACGGCTCGATCATCCAGCTCATGGGGTCTGACGACCCAGATAAAATGGTTGGGGCAAACCCCATCGGTGTGGTGTTCTCCGAGTACAGTATCTCCGATCCAAGTGCGTGGCAGCTGATCAACCCCATCCTAGCGGAAAACGGCGGATGGGCGTTGTTCAACGGAACGCCTCGTGGCGAGAACCACTTCTACAAGATGCTTCTCAAAGCCAAGTCTGATAGTTCGTGGTACAGCAGCCACCTTTCAGTCAAAGACACTCAGGCCATTGCCCCAGAAGAACTGCGGAAAGCTCGTAACGAACTGAACAATGAAGCAAGGTTCCAGTCCGAGTACATGTGCTCGTTCAAGACCCCAGTTGAGGGCGCGTACTACGGAGCACAGATCAACAAGGCCTACAGGGACAAGCGGATCGTGGACACTATTGCGGTCGACCCACTGCTCCCCGTCCACACCGCGTGGGACTTGGGGATGGACGACGCGACAACCATTTGGTTCTTCCAGCTATTTCGTAACGAAGTGCGAATCGTAAACTACTACGAAAATAGCGGAGAGGGCTTACCACACTACGCGCGAGAGCTACAGAGATGGTCAACCCAGAAGGATGTAACGTACGGGAAGCATTATGCTCCGCACGACATCAAGGTGCGAGAACTTGGTACAGGTAAGTCTCGCTTGGAGACAGCCCGAGGTTTGGGCTTGAAGTTTACGACAGTCAAGAAGCTGTCGATCATTGACGGCATTGAAGCCGTCCGAAACCTTCTTCCCAAGTGCTGGTTCTCGAAGACACACTGCTACGCAGGTATTGAAGCGCTAAAGGGCTACCATAAAGAATTTGACAGCTCCAGAGGCGTTTTTCGAAAAACCCCTGTCCACGACTCCAATTCTCACGGGGCAGACGCATTTAGGACGCTGGCCGTTGGACTTAAGCAGCCATCACTTGAAAAAAAGAAGTCAAAACATGAGTACGAAGTATCAAGTATCAGTTGGTGAGGACTACAGGCTATCTTTGCTAGACGAAGCAGTTGTCCTGTACCACACTCAGGGACAGAACTTTGTCTGGCTGCAGGACTATTATCTCAACTGTCCGCACGGAGGAGAACGCTACTTTTGGAGCACACCAAACTACATCCTGATGGCAGAGGTTCTTGAGGACGAGATTGGGCGATACTGGAAGATTGCTTACGCAGCAAGCCGAGACCCATCTAAAAGCGTAGCATTGTTTTTTAAACTTGCTCCGTTTCCGCTTGACAGAGTCGTGTTTACAAGATACCACAGAATGAACAAACCAGACTCAGAAAAATTTTATAACTGGGAAACCTTAAAACGTATATCAAAATATGGGCTCAAAACCAAAAAGACCGCCTCCCCCTCCTCCACCCCCTGCGCCTCCTCCCCCTCCAGCGCCGATGGCACGGAGAGCGGTTAAGCAGGCAGCGGCTCCATCAGCAAGAGTAACATCTGCTGGACTTATGGGATCGCAAGCCACGCTACCGCGCAGACTGGCTGACCAAAAGAAAAAGGTTCAGGGTCGCTCAGCACTAGGCGGCGGAACGAGCTTATATGGATAGACTCAAACAAAGGTATGCCGAGCTTAAGGTTCTGCGGTCTAACTTAGACAGCATGTTCTATGATGCTCAGCGGTTTGTTCGTCCGAACTCCGACAAATTTGATCACGGGCATACGCCCATGCAAGAAGATGGATCAAAGGAGATGTACGACGACACAGCCGTTTGGTGCAACCAGATGTTTGCAAATGGTCTAAGCTCTAACCTGATCCCCAAGTCCGATCGCTGGTTCTACCTGCGCATCACTGACAGGTCTCAGGGTAGCGTAACCCCAGAAGAGACAGCTTACTTGCAGAAAGTAGCTGACCGAATCCTTCACGAGTTCGCGCTCCCTCAGTCACAGTTCTACAGCTCAAGTCACGAGTGCTTCCTAGATATCGGTGCTTACGGCACATCCCCCGTACAGATCTCTGAAGTTAACGGCGTTGTTAACTTCCGATCACGCCCGCTAGCTGATGTGTTCTTTGACACCGACCAGTACGGAACGGTAGATACAGTTTACTATCGTTGCTACAAGACTGCCCGTCAGTTAATGCAGGCGTTCCCACAAGTTGTGGATATGGATGGGTTCAACAAGGACAACTCCATTCACAACAAATATGAGCTGATTTACACGATCGAACCCAACACGGACAAAGCAGCCAAGAAAGGCAGCCGAGTTGGAAAAGGCCGTCCGTACAGCGTGACCTACTGGTGCCCAGCGCTTAAGCAGCCTTTGCAGGAAAGCGGTTCCAGCTACTTTACATTCTTAGTGCCTCGCTGGTCTAAGCTGGCAGACGAAGTGTACGGCCGTGGCCCAGCATTCTCGTGCTTGTCGCAGATTCGCGCACTTAACAAGATGGTTAAGGAGGCGTTGACCTCAGCGGAGTATTTGAACTTCCCGACGCTTACGGCGGAAGAAGACAGCATCATGCTCCCCATGAAATATGGCTCACGCCAGATCATGTTTCATGAGGCAGGTAGCGAGAAGCCATCACCAATTATGGCTGGGAATCAACCCCAGTATGTAATGGAGATGATTCGCATGTATCGTGACTCCGTTAACCGTGCATTCTTTGTTGACCAGATCATTCGTCAGGAAAAGAAAGAACGTCAAAGTGTTACAGAGATTCAAGACGTACGTGGACAGATGCTAAACCAGTTGGCTCCGTTGCTTAACCGCATGGAGACCGAATACCTCGGACCAGCCATCGAAGCAACATTTGAGTTGCTCGACCGCACCGGAAAGCTCCCAGAAAAGCCAGCAACCTTAGCTGGTGCGTCTTTGGAGATATCTTACTCTAGCCCAGCGTCTCAGTCTCAGTTTGCCACCAGATTGTCAGATATCAGTGCTTTTATGCGGGATATCACCCCATTGGCCCAAGCCAAGCCCGAGATAATGGAGACAATCAACGAACAAAGACTGCTGGCAAGTTATGCTCAGTATAGAAACATTCAGCCCGACATCATTAAATCTGAAGAGGAGCTTAATGAGATAAAAGAAGCTACTCAGCAACAAAACCAACAGCAACAGGCCATAGCTGCTGCTCCGCAAATCGGAGGTGCGATGAAAGATATAGCACAAGCCAAGCAGATAGACCCAGAAGGCGTAGGTCAGTTGTTAAACATCTAATATGCGAGTCCTTGATTCCCTCAGCAGGCTTCGTGAAAAAGCGAAGCTCAAAGAAGACTTAACCCACATACTGGAGACGCCACAAGGAAAGCGCTTCTTCACAGTGTTGCTGAGGGAGTGTCATGTGACTAAACCAGTGTTTCACGCCGACGAAGCAAAGCTTCGGGAATGCGAAGGTCGACGACGGTTGGCTATGAGTTTTCTCACTCTATTGGGTCAGGATGATCCACAAGAACTTATTAACAAAATAGAGATGGAGAATAAATAATATGCTAGAAGATACAGAACCAACAGGGGGTCTGGGCGGTGATATCACCACACAGGTAGCCTCCGAACCCGCAACTGAGCCCAGTACTTTTGATTTTACATCAGAAGACACATATGCCCAGTTTTATGAGTCGTTGCCCGATAACCTTAAGGCGCACGAAACGCTAAAGAACACCAAGTCTGTTCACGCACTTGCAGATCAACTTGTAAACGCTCAGAGTGCTTTGGGAACTAAGCGATTGCCAGTGCCTCAAGCAGATTGGGGTGAAGAGCAGTGGAATGATTTCTATAGCCATCTTCGACCAGAGAACAATGAATACTCTCTACCAGAAGAACTTTCATTTGAAGGAGCAGAAAAGGCTCCCGAAATTAGCGAAGAGAGCATTCAAGAGCTAGTGGATTTTTCTGCCAAGATGGGTCTAAACCAGCAGCAGTTCGACCAACTGTACGAACGGTATGTTCAGCTTGCTGTAGATGGGAATGAGCTAAGCAGTGCCCAGACTCAAGAGACAGTGAAAGCACACCGTCAAGCCATTCAGGGTGAGTGGGGTGAAAAGTATGACGCTAACTTGGCTGAAGCAAATCAAGCTTACGAAGCACTGTCTTCGGAGATCCCAGAGCTGAGAGAGCTTATCGAGTCAGACCCCATCATCGCCAACCACCCAGCTGTGTTGAAGGTGTTTCACCGCATTGCAGAAGTGTCTGGTGATGCGCTTCCGTTGTCGCAGAACAACCCCACATCGGGCTTTGCTTCTGAGAACGTACACGGAATCAGGACAGCAATTCAGGAGCTAGATTCCTCAAATGCGTCACTGATTATGTCCGATCCGTCTTCTCTAAGCATGGCTGATCGCACCAAGCGGCAGCAGGTCTTAGAACAAAGGGCACGACTTTACTCAAGTTTGTACCCATCTGCGTAAATAAACTTGACAAAGACCCTAAACAAGGCTATCCCATTACTATTGGGGTAGCCTTTTTTTAGGTCCCAGTAGCAGCTTCAGATAGCCGTTGGTTCCGTATAACTAGAAGAGTCCGAAAGGGTAGCTCATCGAAAAAAAGCAAACTTCTATTTAACCTAACTTATTATATACTATCATGGCCTATTCAGACCCATCCTACATGGCAAGCAATGGCGCAGGAGCTGCTGCAATCAGCAACGCTGCCGCTATTAACACCGCATACGTTGAATCATTCAAAGCTGGCTTCGAACAAGCATTCCAGCAAACTGAATCCAAACTTCAGCCGTATTTCGAACAAGAGTCCCAAAACGAAGAGTTTCAATACTTCGATCGCATCGGTGTTGCCGCAGCAATGACCGAAGACGCTACTCGTTATGGCGACAATCCTAACAGCGATATCTCTCACGATCGCCGCCGCATCGGTCTTAAGGACTACGAGCTCGGCAAATACATCGACGAGAAAGATCTCAAGCGCGTACTTACTGATCCAATGAATGCCTACACTCAGGCACTCCTTTCATCGGGTAAGCGTAAGGTCGACGATATCATCATCGACCGAATCTTCGGAGAAGCTTACACAGGGCGTAGCGGTGGTACAACCGTCACGTTCTCTCGTGCTGCTTCCTCGACTCGTGACACCAACATCACGATTGGTAATCTGAGCAAGAACGACGCTAACCCAGTTGTTGACACCTATGACGCAGCTACTGCGAAAAACGGTATCGACATCATCTCTGGTAACACTGAAGGTTTCTCCATCGGTGCTAACTACGATGGTACTCCAACTGGCGGCGCAGCTCCTCTTGGTCTTACTCTTGAGAAGCTCAAAGCGGCTCGCCGCACGATGCTTCGTCTTGAGGCTATCGGTCAGGATGACGTTGTTAACTGCTTCCTTACTTCGACTCAGTTCAACGACCTTCTTGGTATTGAGGAAATCATCAACTCCGATTACGCAGTTCGCAAGTCTCTTGCAGAAGGCGCAGTCACCACGTTTATGGGCTTCCGCTTTATCCAAACCGAGCGTCTTGGACTTAACAGCGACGGCGCTAACGACGACGAGCGTCGTGTTATCGTTGCAACACCTAAAGCACTTAAGATGTCTGTTGGTACAGCTCTTAAGGGCGATGTGTGGCGCGTTCCTGCCAAGAAGAACATCCCTTACATTTACTTCAAGCTTTGCGCTGAAGCATCTCGTATGTGGGGTGAGGTCACTGGCGAAATCCGCTGCCTAGAGGCGTAGTCTTATCTGTAGCCTCCCCTGTCAATTCGGGGGAGGCTACTTCCTCTTTATGGCTACTGAAGCAAACAAACTGGAGATACTGAACTCTGCCCTACGCATGGTAGGCAGCTTTCATATCGACGCCGATGACGAATCAAGCAGCACGTATGAGATAAGTACACGTGCCTATGCTCAGGCCGTCACCGAGTTGTTTGGGGACAATATATTCAATTACAACACAAAACGAGCTACGCTCTCTGGAACCGAGTCTTTGGAGTTTACGAACTTCAAGTATGAATACACGCTTCCTCTTGATTTTAATTTGTTTCTGTACATAGAAAGTGCAGAAGATATCCTTATTAGTGATTTTCGCTTTGCAAACGGAAAGCTTTACTCTGACGAAAGCACACTGAAAATTACATACACTTATGTCCCAGATCTAGAAACATCTGCATCTGGGCTTCCTGCTTTTATTACTCGACTGCTTACCTTGCACATGGCGCAAAACATGAGCATTGAGTTGTCTGGTTCGGAAAATAGACACGAGATACTACACAAGCAATACGTTCTCGCGCTTCGACGAGCAAGAATGTTGGAAGGTCGCCAAGGACCAGCTCAAACCTACATCAACGACGGAAATTCTCAATTCATAAGCGCACACCAAAGGTATGGCTCGGTATAGCAACGTTCAGACAGATTTCTCAGGCGGTTTAATCAGTGATTACGTTCTCGGACGCACTGACATTAAACGGGTAGCTAACTCTGGCCGTACATTCAAAAACTTCTTTCCGTCACTTCAAGGACCTGCTGTTTTTCGTACAGGGTTTAAACACTATAACACTACAGACTACACCACAGACAGCGTGGTGGCTGTTGACGTTATCTTAGCAACTGACCAACCATACAGGGCTGTGTTTACTCCGCAGCAAGTGGAGATATTTGATTCTAATGGAACATCAAAAGACGTAGTCCCAACACCTTATTCGGCTGTAGACATCAGTGAGCTACGTTTTAGCTCAGAAACGTCGGAACTTTACATTGCTCACGGTCGCCATAGACCTAAAAAACTTACAGCGGATATTTCATTTGTAGCATCTTCACTTGTATCTAGTGACGGTTACACGTTATACGCACAAGGCGATATCTTGCTGAACGCAAATGTTGAAGTACAGGGTGACGATCAGTGGACTCTATCTGACCTGACTTTTGAAGTAGAGCCGTTCTTGGAGAAAGAAGACGACGGCACTAAATATACTATTTCACAGAACGAGCGCTATGTAAAACTTGAAGCAGACACAGCAGCTTTTTCAGCCATAGCCAATGACTTCGTAGCAAGTCCAGCAGGCTCTTACAGTCAAGACTGGTATGTGGAATACACCGTTGGATCTACCAAGTTACTTGGAAAAGCACTACACGCAGGTTCGTCCACAAACTACACATTGGAAGACCCCACAAGCACGGTTGTTTACGTAGAACCCGTTGTGTCTGTCCTAGACATCGAAGATGACGCAGCTCAGCTGTATTTATTAGATAGCGACGAAGTAGATGAAGCCACACAACCAACAAAAAGCAAAGCTTTAGAGCTAGACGGAGTTGATGTGGACGAAATACATTTGCGCTCTGATACAGTTATTTTCAACTCAGGGTATACGGACTCGTGGGTTAGAGTCGCCGATGACAGGCGAAATAACGAGGTTGTAGTCGGTGAAACTCGGAGCAAAACTCGCTGGGTTAAGATCAAAGAGCATCTTGGTACAGAAGACCACCCTGTTGAGTTTTATAGAGGAACATACGACAATACGCTTTATAGTGGTGGCTCTGTTTATCGAATCTATGAAGGTTTAACCACCACCTTATATCAATTTGGACCAACTACTACTGGAGCCTTGACAATTGTTACGGCTGTGCTCACTCCAACAGGCAATAGAACCTATTCGTTTGTTAATGGTTTGGGAACATACAGTAATCACCCATTAGGCGACTCTAACAACCCATACCCAACAGGACCTTTTGTTATAGGTAACCTATCTACACAGAGACAATTTGATGTTGTATCGTGCTACAATATAGCTGACGGTGTTCCAAAAGTCGAAGAGTATGACTCAGGAAGCTCTACTGGGAATTTAGTTATTCCAGATGCACTTAGTAACCTTTCAGCCACTACGATTGCAAACGATGCTTTGCTGAATGTTACACAAAGTAAGTTCGGTCCAGAAGACGTAGGTCGTCACATACTTGGCCGAATGAAGTCTGGAAATGTGTACATGTCCATTTCTCGCTTTGTAAGCACCACTCAGGTTGTTGTGACACTTATTAACTCCGTCCCTCGCAATAAACGAACACTTGCTTTTGAAAACGGAGGCACCTTTGAAGATGTTAAGCTGGGAGCTTGGTATTTTGATAACTACCCCAGAACGGTTGCTAAGTTCGAGCAGCGGCGTATATTTGGAGGAACTTACGCAAACTCAAACTTCCTCTATTACAGCCGAGCCGAGGATGAAACCAGCTTTCAGCCCACACAGGATAACGGAGATGTTTTGGATACGGACGCAATCACCTACGCGCTATCTAACAGAAACGCCGCAATCCGTTGGATCAACGCAGCCAAAGACTTAATTGTAGGCACAACGGGCGGTATTTACCGAATTGTCCCCAACCAGTACCAATACGGTATTAGTCCAAAAACGATACGGATGGAGCTTACAGAAGAAGAGCCCTGTGAGGCTCAAGCAGAAACAGTGGGTAGCTCCGTGTTTTATCCAGACCAGTCGGGTACTCGACTGATGGAGTATAAGTATGACACAACGCTTAACAGCGCATCCTCTAATGATGTATCAAAGCTTGTTTACCCAACTTTTCTAACTGATGCCATCGCCCAAATTGCCTACCAGCACACGCCTCAGCCTCGTATTTGGGTGCGCACTCGGTCGGGTAAAATTTACTGCTTATCGTATCACAGACAAGAAGAATTCTACGCGTGGTCTGAACAAGACTTAGGCGGTGATACGCAAGTTTTAGACATCAGTGTTCTTCACCGAGGAACAAGCACGCAGTTGGACCAAGTGTGGATTGTTGTCCGCCGAAACGGAAACACTTACACAGAAGCCTTAGCAGAAACTGACCCAGTTCAACTTACCAGCTACCCGATGTTGGACAGCTACATTGAGCTGGTTAAACCAGAAGGAGCCCTGATAAGCAACGACGTAAGTGAGCGTTTCGGAGAAGGAGACACTGTCGCTGTAATCGAAGACGGTGTTTACACAGGCGATCAGACGCTAACCGATGGAACCGTTACACTACAGTCTGCGGATGCAACCCGAGTCATTGTTGGTCTGCGTTACACAGGCGAGTTGCAGATGATGTTTCCTACTTGGGATGCAAGCAATAAGCCAGCCTATGCAGCAGACACAGCTAGAATCGTGTCGATAAGACCGTTCCTGATCAACACATGGAGCTATAAGGTTGGAGTTGGTGACAGATTTGAAACAGTCCGCGTGTCAACAAACTACGGAAGTGGTAACGGCTTTACAGGCTTTGACAAAGAGCGGCCAGTGACTGGCTCTACGTTTGGCGTCGACAATGTGCCCACAATTAAGCACGAAGAGCCATATCCCTTGACAATTGCGTCTTTAACAACCAAAACTGATTTGAATTAAAATGGCAGACCCTTTTACATGGATAGCGATAGCCACTACACTTGCATCAGGTGCTGTGCAGTATCATGGTGCACAACAAACCGCAAAAGCACAAGAATATGCAGCTGATGCTGCTGAAGCACAAGGCAAGGTCAACGCTCAAATAGACGTCAACAACATGGTTGATGCCACAGCGCAGGAAAACTTTAAACAGTCTGCTGCCGAGGCTAATAAGTTTCGTGATTTGGAAGCTATCCAAAGAAAGCGAGTTGCTTTGTCAAGAAAGCTTGATGCTGATTTAGCCAAAGAACGTATCTCTCTGTCCTCTAGCTACGGAACAATGGAGGACGTCTTCAGGTCATACGATATG